ATTCAAGGAACAATTTCCTATTACATCAGAAGCTTTGGAGTGGAACTAATGCCATTATATGCTGTAAAAAATTTAAAGACTGGAGAAACGCAAGAGTTTATGAAGAGTCTTGTTGAGTATGAGGAGTGGAAGAAAGAGAATCCTGACTGGGATAAGGACTGGTCAAAGCAAGGTAGAATGTCGGTTAGATACCGTAAAGATTTTCTTAGAGGAATTCATGGACATCCAGACCATAAAAGTTATGGTCAAAAACCAACCGTAACAGTAACTGATATGTTTCCTGATGAAAATGGTCATAAAGATGAAACATACACAGAAACACTTGAGGGAAACTAACAATGCCAACATATCCAGTAATAAATTTAAAAACTCAAGAGAAACAAGAACTCTCTATGACTATGAAAGAATACGATCAGTGGCGTACAGATAATCCTGACTGGGACAAAGATTGGCAAGCAGGTTGTGCTGCTGACGTTGCAGAGGTGGGTGATTGGCGTGATAAGATGTCAAAGACTCATCCAGGATGGAAAGATGTTATTGGTAGAGTAGGTAAAGTTGACCAAGGATTTGACCGCCGTGGATACCAGTGGGGTGAATAAATTATGCCAGTGAAAAAGAAAGTGAACTCTCCCTCTAATGGGATGAGTAAAAAGATGATGAAAAGAAAGAAACCTATTAATGAAAGTTACTTTCTAGAAATTAATCCTATAACTGAAAATCAAAAATTGTTTTTTGATCAATGGGGTGAAGATAAAAATCTATTCTCTTATGGTGCAGCAGGTACAGGCAAGACATTCATTGCGTTGTACTTAGCATTAAAAGATGTGTTGAATGAAGAATCACCTTACGAGAAAGTATATATCGTTAGGTCTCTTGTATCTACACGTGAGATTGGGTTCTTGCCTGGTACTCATGAAGATAAGTCAGAACTATATCAGATACCATATAAAAATATGGTAAGGCATATGTTCGGAATGCCTGATGATGCTAGTTTTGATATGCTATATGATAATCTTAAACATCAAGAGACCATTTCTTTTTGGTCTACATCATTCTTACGTGGTACTACTCTTGACGATGCTATTGTCATTGTTGATGAGTGTCAGAACCTTAACTTCCATGAGCTTGATTCTATCATAACTCGTGTGGGTCAAGACAGTAAGATAGTATTCTGTGGTGATGTAAACCAATCAGATCTACAGAGAACTAATGAACGCAATGGCATCCTAGACTTCCAACGTATCCTTGAGGGTATGGATGAGTTTTCTATGGTAGAATTTGGTATCAATGATATCGTTCGTTCTGGACTCGTTAAGTCTTACCTAATCAGTAAGATGACGTTAGGATTATGACCCTAACACCCATAGAGATGGTTGCTAAGATGGTGGAGGGTAAGAGAGTATACTCTACCCCTGAAGGTAAGTTCTATCCTTCTATCACCACTGTCATTAGCAACAATGCTAAGAAGCAAGCAGGTCTTGCTAAATGGAGAGCAAGAGTAGGAAAAGATAAAGCAGCAGCAATCACATCACGTTCTACTAAACGTGGTACAAACTTCCACTCTATAGTTGAGGACTATCTTAACAAGGACTTAGACATAAAAGAATACAAGGAGTCTCCGCTTCCTGTAGTCATGTTTGAGCAGACTAAGAAAACACTTGACCGCATCAGTAATATATACTTACAAGAGGCTGCTCTTTACTCAGATAATCTTGAAGTTGCTGGTCGTGTAGACTGTATAGCAGATTTTGATGGAGTATTATCTATCATAGATTTTAAGACATCTGCTGCTCCTAAAAGAGAAGCATATCTCTATGATTATTTTGTTCAAGAGACAGCATATGCATGTTGTCTTCAAGAACTCTACAGTATTACTGTCAAACAACTCGTAACTATTGTTGCTTGTGAAAATGGTGAAACTCAAGTAGTAATCAAACCACCGAAGAAGGAATACCTTCTTCAACTCATAGCTTACATAGACGAGTACCGAAACAAATATGGAAAAGAAAAACTTACTTGAAGATAGATTTATGACTAGTGCAAAATTCTCACAAGAGGTAGAGAAGATTGCTGTGACTAATGTTGATATGAATTACATAGACGCAGTGCTTCACCTTTGTGACCAGAATCAAATTGAAGTAGAATCCGTACCCAAATTGATATCAAAACCACTCAAAGAAAAGCTTAAATATGAAGCACAGAAACTTAATTACATGAAGAAAACAAGTCGTGCGAAACTAATGCTGGTATAACAATGGGAGAATTCTTTCAGTCGGAACTAGTAAGGGGTGACATCCAAGAGATGGCTACCCTACAGGAATTTTGTTTTAGATCTGCTCAGAATCTTATGCTCTTATCTAAAGAAGCAAAGATGGAATATTTTGAGGCACTTGCATTACTTATAGACAAGCAAAAGATATTCCATGCTCGTTGTAAGTTGAGTGATGATCCAGAAGCAAAGTCTGTTGCTGATAATATGAAAAACATTACAGTTATGTTAGGTGGAGATCCAAAACTTAGTGTAGATGAGATTTTTGATGATCTTCTAACAAAGATAAAAGGATTTCAGAAACAGCTTGACAAGTCTCCCTGATAGTGTTACTATAGTGTCAGTGTTCAGATTATAAAACCTCAATAGGTATTCAATTTATAACACTCAATTAGTATTCAAGTGGAAATATTTTTGTTAATATTCAACTCCAAATACTTAACAATCGCAGACTAAATCAGTAGTCAGAACATTAAAACTCTAGTTAGTTTTCATTTATTATTTACTTGTGTCTGCCCCCTCTCCAGTAAACATACAATTAATAAACGTATATTATGAAAAATTTATTCACCGCAGATGTCGGCCAAGGTAAGGTTCACATCTATGACAGGAATAGAAACTTATTCCACGGCAAATTACCTGAACAATACCTCATTGATTTGAAGATTGATGGGTTAGAAAAAGGAGATACTCTTGTTGTTGAGTGTGCTCATTTAAGAGAGTCTCCTAAGTACACGCTTGCCCAACCATTTAACTTTCAACAGTTGAGTCAACTGGCAGCAAACGCTACAGTAAGAGGAATTAACTTACGTCTCTTTCCTCAGAAGTCTACACCTAAAGCACGAAAACTTGCTGGTGTTGAAGCAGCAGATAAAACTGATGAAGCAGATACCAGAGCAATTGCTAACTTCCTAACAGAAGATGCCAATGCTTTTGATGCTCTCAAGGCATTTGTTCCAACAAAATTAGAAGAATTTCAAAAGAAAAACAGCAGTGTCTTTAGTTACATCCAAGAATGTAATGAAGATATTAATCCTGCAAAGACATCTGGATATGGATTTGATAAAAACAATTCACATTCAGATAACGTATCAAGATGGATTGATCGTAACAAAGATCAACTAGTTGAAGAACTTGATAATGATCCTGAGTTGTTAGAACTTCTCGGATTGAAGTTTCTTAAAAATGGTACACTTAAAGTAGATAAACCAAATCGTATCTATACTTTAGTTCATTCTCTCATCAGACCTGATGATGATGGACTTCGTGTACGTCATGATAATGGTAAGGTTCCTTTTTGGAAGTATGTTAAAGCACATTATCTTGGGTGCAAACCATATCATATGAAGCAAGGTGTTGCTGCATCTAACTACAAACATTGGTTACGTAGAGCAGTGTCTCAGTATTCATATCCTACGAATACAAATTCTCACACTACTGACTTCCAAGTTGATATGTCTTATGAAGAACTTGGTAAACTAAAGGCAGAGCGTACCAGAGTTGATAAGATGACTCAGAAAGTATGGAATGTACTACGTAAGATGATCGTTGATGATGCTGTACGTTAGTATTCAACCTATAAAACTTTTATAAGTTTTCAGACTATAATACTCGTTAGTATTCAAAAGATAAAACTCTAGTTAGTTTTCACTATCTAATACTCGTTAGTATTCATACGATAATACTTTTATTAGTATTCAGACTCTAATACTCGTTAGTATTCAATGACCAATACTGTAATCAGTATTCAAAGGTTAATACTCTGTAACAATCGCTTGACACCACCTCTGATCCGTGCTATAAATAGTATATCGGGTTCGCTACCTGATACGGGAGTGACT